AGGTGGCTGGGGTTTGAACTGCTGAGCGGCTTGGTCGATCTGAGCCAGCGTCTGTGCGAACCCACCGAGTTGTTGCTCGATGACTTGCTGCACTTGAAGAATGATCTTCATCTGCTCAGAGGCTTCAGACTCAATCAGCTCTTCTTTCTCGGCTACTTGCACAGCCTCGTGAGCTTCGGTCAGGTAGTAGTTGAGTAGGTGGTCACGCAGGTGTGTAGCCATGGGGTACAGGTAAGTGCGAGCGATGACCGGGTTTTGCCCGAACAGCGGCGACTGCAGGAACGACATATGCACCTTGAGGTGGGTAATGTGGTCTTGCTTGGGCATGACGTACACGGGACGGCCCATGGTGGCGGCGACGTTCTCGCTTACGGGGTCGACGTTCTCTTCGCCAGCTTGCGGTTGCAATACGTCGTTCTCGGACAGCTTCATGCTGCGCAGGAACATCCCCTCCACCTTGCGCTGGTCGTACAGCTGAGGCAACATCGCGGAGCGTTGCAACAACGCCTGCACCTGAGCAAAACGCTGAGTCTCGCTGAAGATGGCGGGGTCGCTTACGGGTACGATGTCCAGGGGGCCGTCAAAGTCCGAGGGCTTGATGTCAAGGTCACCGGCCTGGGCACGGATGTCTTCCTCGGTCAGATAAGCCGAGTTGAGTCGGTGGATGATCTTAAACACCCGCCCCATCGAGCTATGCAAGCGCGAGTGAATGGATGAGAACACGACCATACCCTGCTCAATCAGAGCCATGGTGGTGCCCACGGGCATGTTGGGGTTCTGGTCGCTGAGCTTCTCAAACGAGGTCTGTACCACGCCTTTGCCCGCATCAACCAGGAAGCCTAACAGCTGGAACAGCACCGGGCTAGGACCATTGAAGGGGATAGGCATGGCGAGCTTGCGGATGTCATCCACGAGCGCCCCACCTTCCATTTCAACCACCTCGGTAGGCTGCAGGTTGAGGGTCTGCCCGCCGGGGCCACCTTTCAACTTCAACAGCGTCGGGATGTTCTGAATGTGGGCGCTGTCCATGAGGGCTCGCAGGGCTCCGGTAGCCGCTCCGCTAATGCCGCCAATCATGTGGGTGAGGCCAATGGGGTACGCGCCACGCCAAGGCACAAAGGGGAACTCTACAATTGAGTCCAGTTCTTTGCGCATCTCGTCATCGGCTTCCCAGTTGCGGTACAAGCTGAGGGCTTTGCCGCTGGACTTGTCCAGGCTGAGCACATAGGGTTCAACCCCGTCACCGAAGTCCAGGTGGGTATAGACCTCAAAGATCGTACGGAGCCCGTCCTCATTGTAAGAGGTGTCCTTACGGCCTTCGATTTTGTCGTTGGCGATGGTTGACTTGCTATATTCGATGTCGCTGGCAGAGCCCACGTCAACATCAATGTACATGCCCGACTTGACCCGGCGCGAGTACTCCATCTTGGTGACGTACTGCACATGGGTCTTGCGCTCAGACGTGTAGAAGTTGGTGGCCGCAAAGGGCAGGTAGATGTCATCAATGGGGATGAACTCAGCGGTGGGCCGGTGCCATTGCTGCGACCAGATGAGCTTCATGTACTGCGCACCGCCCAGGGGCAACTGCGTGCTCAGCTGCTCAAGCTCACCCCTGAACTCAGGCATCTGCTCGGTGGCCTGCCAGTTCATGAAGTCAGCCTTGCGCTCGGCTTTCTCGACCTTCTCTTTATCGTGCACACCGACGATCTTCGTCTTGACGGGGCCGTTGGCGGGGAACATCTCCTTCATGACCCGGGCGGAGAAGTCAACACAGGCCTCGATGAGCATTGGGTGTACGACCTTGGTGGCCCCTGAGAACTGCGCACCGCCGGGGGCGTCATCACCCATGCCCGTGCGGCGTAAGCCTTCCTCGTACAGTTTGTCGCGCTTTTCGCGGGCCTCTTTGTCGCGCTCAATCTTGTCGAGCAGGTCAGTGACCGCGTCGCTCAGGTCGGCTTGATCAACATCATCTACGATGTTTGCAAAGTGAGCCTGGTTGGTGGCGTAGTCTTGTTCGTCCTTGAGACGAATGACCGCACCGCCGTCCTCGGTGTCTTCAACTTCGCTCTCGTCTTCATCCAAGAGCTCAAGCATTTCGCCTTTGACGTCTTCGTCATCTTCAGTGTTCATTTGGTCCGCCATTCGGAGCTCCTAATTTATTGAAACAGTTCCGTGCGCAGGGAATTGACGATTTCGTCAACGCGTGCAGGATTATAGCCTGAAATTGAATCGTTCACCAAACCGCCAGCGGCGAAGCCGGGTTCGTTTTCAGAGTATGAAGATTCAATACCGGCAGCGGTGGCTGCGGGAACACTTGAAAAGAAGTTTTTAGACACAGAACCTTCAAATTCAGTAGGCTCTATTTCAACCGTTTTACTTTTGCCTCTTTTTAATATGTTCAATATTTTAAATTTTTGGTCAGGGTGTATAAGAACTTCACTCTCTTGCGGATTACTAGATATTTTACTTATATCTAGCCCTTTGGCAGTTGATGGATCAGTGACTTTGAATACAACGGGGTTTACGTCGCTAAAGCTGTTTGCTATTGACTTTACGTTACTGAAAGAACCCGGCCCGGCGTTACCACCGATGATGTCTCCTATCGACATATTTTGTTCAGCAGGTAAATCTGCCAACACGCCTCTATAAATAGGTTTTACTTTATTTGACAGCGGGTTAGATAATGCTGAGTAAAGAGGAACCCCGTACTTTTCCAATAACGCGTTACTTTCTGTTAGTTCTTTATCGCTCATAGGTAACGAAGTGCTAGGTTTGAATGCAGCAGAACCTTGTGTGTAATTAACAATAGCGTCTATCTGATCATCAGTCAAGTCTTTGTGCCCAGCGGCGCGTATTTGACGAAGACCCATAGCTTTAGTTTCTTTGACAATCGCGTCATTTTTTGTTTTAATAGCCTCTTTGATTTGACCTAACGTCGCAGCTTCGGGTAGTATTTCTTTAGGTATAGAATTCTTCATATTATACATAATATGAGGAGGCACTGTGTCCCAATTACTGACATTGGGATATAATGATTTAAGGACTTCATTTACGTCTGATAGATTATTCAAATCATATCGAGTGACCAAAGCCTGGGTGGGCTTGACGACGTTCATCGGTGCAAACCCTGCGGTGAGCGGGTGACCGGCCTCAACAGCCCGTGCAATCTGCTCTGCGCCGCCTCTAGCCACCGCGCCCGCGCCACGCCCGGCGAGTTTGGCCAGTGGGCCTAGGCCAGGCGCTACCTGAGCAGCAACACCAGCCGGAAAGCCGTATTCCGCGCCAGCCCGGCGACGTGCCGTCAGGGGGTCTAACACTGAACCCCCCATCTCGTCAGGTGCGGTGCCCATGAAGGACTGCAAAAAGCCCGACAGCTCGGGGTACTGCCGGGTCAGCTCATTCAAACCTTCGCCTGACTTGAGCACCTTTGTGTCTTTTACTGAGCCGCCCTGGGCGTAGGCGGGCTTGAGCAACGCGGCCCGGTCAGCGGGGGCATTCAGCTGCGCACGTTCAGCTTCACGCTGCACCATGTCTTCCAGTTCGGCTTGCGACCGGGCCTGCATGCCCAACTGAGCACCGTAGGCGTTGTTGCGGGTGTCCATGAGGTAGTCGGGCGTGGGGGCCGCACCGAGCATCATCTTCAAGGCTTCAATGGGCGAGGTCGACCACTCATGCATCTTGCCTAGCAGCTCAGCCGGGGCCACGCCATACTTGCGAGCGAGCGTACCCGCCGCCAGTAGGTGTCTTGCGGCGTCGCGCTGGTCGTCAACGCCGCTCTGCCCAGGATACATGTCCTTGGCCACTGCGGATGAATACGGACTGACGCTGAAGATTGAGGGCGTCTGCACGTCACGTGCTTGAGGTTGTTTCTTAAGCGGCATACGGATTGGTCCGGTTTCGTTCAGGTTTGCGGGGCTCGTCGATGTCCTTGGCGCGGGGGAGTTCGAACCATCCCTCGTTCTTCAGGAATATGACGGCTTGGGTCATACAGTCCACATATTCATCGTGCTCGGCTACCGGGAACTTGGCGACCTGCTTCATGAACGCGTCTGCCCAGCTTACGTGCTGGCCAGGGTTTTTCTTTGACTCAGGTACCCACAGCAGTCCGAGTTCCAGCGTGGGGGCGGCTTGGTGTGCTCGGGAGACCTTGTCAGCGTTGCCTGGATTATAGCCCACTGCGGGCACTCGGGCAAGCCGCAAGTCCTGCAGCAGGGACTGCCCACTGGCTTTGGCTTCAACGAGTATGCGGTCAGGACGGCGAGCGCGGGTGGGCATGCCGGACTTGGCGGAGCTGTCCCCGCCGTACTCCGTGCGCCAGTCGTCCACTACACGCTTGCGCAGGTCGGGGTAAGACAGGTGCTCGTCCCAGGCATCCAGGAGCATCGCCTGTCGCTCGCCTTTGTGCGTGAACACGCCCCAGACCTCGCAGCCCGTGGGGTCGCCGCTGGTCTTCTCGGTGAATGCGGTGTCGTATGACTGAAGCACGTACTCAAACTGCGGCAGGCGGTCGCCGTGCGGCCAGAGCTGGAAGAACTTCGTCTTGAGTATGCCGCCCTCGCTGGGGGTGGGGTCTTGCTGCAGTTGTCCGCTGGAGCCGTACACACCGAGCAGCTGCTTCAGCTTCGTTATCTCCGCTGGCCCAAAGCGTTCAGGGCAGATGAGTTCACCCTTGACGGTGCGCGGATCGTACGTGCCCAGGCGTGTGCGGCGTTTCACCCCGTCCCACTCAGCGGGTATCATGATGTGATCCCACCCGCCCAGGTCCTCCAGGATGTGCCCGCTGATGTCCTTCTGGTGTAGCCGCTGCATCACCGTCACCATGGCATCGGTCTTGGGGTTGTTCAGCCGGGTAGACCAGACTACGTCGAACCACTCAAGGTCAGACTCTCGCACCGCATCTGACTGCGCCGCCTGAGCACCGTGCGGGTCATCCAGGATGAGCCGTGAGCCGCCCTCGCCCGTGGCTGTACCGCCCACCGAGGTCGCGATGCGGTAGCCTGTCTTGTCGTTCTCGAATCGCTGCTTGGCGTTCTGGTCACCTGCGAACTCAAACATGTGCCCCCAACGCTCTTGATACCAGGGGCTCTGGATGAGTCGCCGGGTCTTCAAGTTGTCGCGGGTGCTGAGCGCCCCTGAGTACGAAGCACAGAGGAACTTCTGCTGCGGATCGGTGAGCCACTCCCATGCGGGCCACGCCACACTGACGATGGTGGACTTGCTGTGCCGGGGCGGGATGTTGATTAGCAGCCGGGTAATTTCCCCATGGCTCACGGCTTCAAGGTGCTCGCAGATAGCCTCAATGTGCCAGCTCTCCACAAAGGGCACCCCCGGCTCCATGACGTGCCACGCTTGCTTGACGAACTCGTATAGGCTCGTCTCAGCGCGACGCCTGAGTTGCTCAACCTTGACCAGCTCTAGCAGCTGGCCGGGGGACATGTGGGCGTTCATTGCGGGTTGTCTTCCTCTTGAAAGGTCAGGTAGTCGGGGTGTTCAACCGGCTGGTGAAAGGTCATAGTGCCTTGTGGGTAGACTTCCTGCATGACCGGCCCACACGTTAAGCAGTAATGAACGCGGACGTCAGGGCACGCTTCCGCGCTCATTCCATAGCCCAGAAGCCTAACACAGGCAGGAGCGCCCACCAGCCCGGCAGCATGAGTATGCTGATGATTATGAAAATAAAGATGAGCCAGTTGTTCATTTCCGGTTCCTCAGCGCAGCAGCCAACAGGGTCAGGGCGCACATCGAGGCTCGGGCCTCTTCACGGTCGCCGCCTTCAAGCCTGCCACGGGCCTTCCAGCCCTCAGCCAGCAGCTCAGCGTACCGGGCGCATTCCTCGCGTTCCTGCAGCACGGCCTGCGCGAGGTCAAACGGTTCAAACTGTTGGGGTTGGACGTTGCGTCCCTCAAACAGGTTCATCTTCAACCTCCGGACACTTTAGAGAGCATGGCCTGCATGTTGGCCAGCTCAGCATCAGACAAGTTCTTGAGGTCCACCGCAGCCATTGTGATGGGCCCTCCGCCAGCACCCGTGTGCTCTTGTGTGACCTTGTCGCCGTAGACGCGTGGTTTGAGTTTAGAAGCCGCCCACTTCCTGGCATCAACCCGCAGGCGGTTGCGTGCCACGGCAGTTGAATCCAGCACCAGTTTGACGTCTTCGCCTTCGTATTTGGCTTCGACTTCCGTTTCATCACTGATGGCGATGATTTCATCAAATAAAAAGTCTGCTCTCTCTTCGCGTGCGCGTGCGTACATCGCGGCGCGGTCAGGGTTTTTGTAAACCCAGTCAGACACCGTTTTATACGGCAGACCCCGACCCTCGCAGAAACCCGCCATGTGACCGCCCTTGGCCACGTGCTCGCAGAACTCACCAATAGAACCCGCCGCGTCGTAAAACGGGTCGCGCTTGGGTTTGATGTCAGCGACCATTTGGGTTGGTGATTTGACAGCGTGTTTATTTGTAGCCATTTAAATATTACTCCATATTCCAAACAAGTCAGGCCGTTTAGCAGCAGCGTAACGAAGTTTTGTTTTTACTTCTTCCTGCAAACAGCCCATGTTCAACGCACGGCTAAGATGAAGTTTCAAATAGTGAATACGTTTACGAACAGGGTCGGCTTGAATAGCGGCTGACACTTTGCGCCCGTTGGCTTGTCTAACTTCAACAGGGCACTTGATACTGGCTCCTATTTTTTGCCGTACTTCCAAAGAACAAAAAGGTTCATCACCACCGTCAGCCAGGTTAAGCATTCTAGGGCTATCCGCACGGTATTGTGCTATCATGTCCCGTTCAAGCTGACGCCAGTCTCCGATGACTGAAGACAAAACTTTACAAGAAACTTCTTTACCTTCTCGTATCTGTTTTCTCAACCACGTGTACAACGGGTATGTCCTGACTTTCTCAGCCAGGTGAGTTTTGAACCTTTGATGCACATCGTTCGTTTTACCGACGTACCTTACTTCCCCGTGTTCATCACAAATACCGTAAATTACAAGTCGTTTTGTTGTTGCCATAATTGTATTATACCTCTGTTTGTTAAAACCACCGAGCCCGTTACCGAGCCCGTTAAAACTACACTTCACCAATAACCAACCACTTTGAAAGGTCATAAGGCCAAAACTAACGGGTTTATTTTAACGGGTCTCCTTATAGTAAAAACCCGTAAACCCGTTACCCCCCTGACGAGCTGCGGAGGAGGTAATAATTACCCCTCCTACGCTCATCGAGGGGTCTGGAGGAGGGCTCAACGGGCTCGGCCGAAAACCCAGACCCGTTACCGAGCCCGTTAAAAAGACCCGTTACTTTCTTCATACCGCGAACCGCCCATTTTCAATCGAACTCACCACCGCCTCGTCCACCCGCAGGTAATGGTCACGCTGGCCCACGGGCTTCTCCAACATCACCCGCACCAGCGACCCGTCGTTGATGAGCGCCAGCATCGCACGCTCCTTACGGTCACGCCCGCCACGCAGCCCGCCCTCGTTGGCGGTCAGCTTGGAGTAGTACGAGGTGGCCCGCCCGCCGTCCCGCCGCACCAGCTCGATGAGGTCATCGCAGAGGCGGTTGTAGTCGTCGTTCTCGCGGGCGTCTTTGTTGTCCTCTTTGAACTGAGCCCGCTCGCCGCTCTTAAGGGGTCGGGCTACTGAGTGTGAGAAGTGTACCTCGCCCATGGTGCCCAGCACGTTAGGGTGACGCTCGCTGTGGCTGACGAGGTCGAAGGTCAGCTCGGGCCAGCGGGTCGGAAAGCGCACCTTGGTCGCCTTGAGCACGCGGGGCGAGTCAGGGTGCTCGCCGTCTTTGAACACCGTATACACCCCGTGTGCGTC